AACACCTGATGCCCAACCTGTACCTGTGTACATAGCTGCTGTGCCTGATGATGTAGAACCAACCGTAACACCTGAGTTAATCGTAAGGATAACAGGGGTTGACCTGTCACCACCTGCTGCCTCACACATTGTCCCAATATCGTAGTTATTAGTATTAGTCGAAATGTTTAATACAGTTGCTGCTACACAGTCATAGAAACTATTAAAGTTAATTGAACCTGACGTTGCGACACCCGGGTTTGCTCCTGCCGGTACTTTATCACCACCACCATAAAATTCACTCATTGAGTGAGGCGCTGAGTCTGCAAATTCACCTACAATATCTGTTGCAAAAGATAAAGCGCCTGAACCTTTAATTGCCATAAGTTGCTCCTTAGATTGTTCCGAAGGCTGTAATATCTCCAACCACCGTCAAGTTGCCTGACGCGTCTAGTTTTGCCTTATTAGTACCACCTGTTGCAAACTTTAATACACCTGACGCTTCGGTGATAGTCCAATTGCCTAAATCAACAGTTGTAATGTTTGCTGTTGTAATGTTTGCTGTTGTTGCTGTGGTAGTTGTGCTTGTTAGAGTAGTAATTGTTGCTGTAGATAATGTTCCACCTGTAGCAAGTTTAGTATCTATCTGAGTTTGAATTGCTGATGTAACACCATCAACGTAGTTCAGTTCAGCAGGTGTTGCTGTTACAATAACACCATCAATCTCTAAGTCTGTTAAGTCAGGTGAGATTTGTACTCCGCCGTCTAATAAATTATCAAGAGTGTCTAAGTTAGTGTTTATCTTAGTACCCCATGTGTCTGCTGACGCACCTACTTCGGGCTTAGTCAGGCTATAAGTTGTTGTAGTTGTATCTGCCATTTTATTGTCCTATATTAATATGTCCCTTTCCACACCCGTAGTTTATCAAATTCACCACTGAGCATCTTCTTTTTTACGACCTCTTGTCGTGCATGGGTATCACTCCATTTTATTCCTGCTTCTTTGCACCATTCCTGGATTAAGAACATGGGTATTGTACCAACAAGTTTGCTTTCGCCTATGCCATCTAGCTTCCGAGTTCTTAGCTGTTGAGCTCTGTCTAGTATCGGAGCAACGTCATAAGTATTCTCAACAATAATCTTTTGTCTAGATTCATCGAAATGGACTTTTTCACCTATTTTCATTTTATCCTTTTAAAACTCTTTCCTTCATTATACCGTAGGAAAAAAGATTATTGTTGAGAATACCAGTCGATGATCCCTGCCGAAACAGGGATCAAAAATCAACTTTGTATTAAATCCTATTAAGAAGTAGTACAGTCAACAACTGCGCCTGAAGCTTTCTCATTTTTAGAGATAAGCGTAAGCTCAGTTAACACTTGACGTTTAGTTGAATCACCAGTTTTAGCTAGCTCTGTGTTCTTAGTCGCACGTAATACGCCGCAAGACCACATGTCACTTTGCATAATCCAAACATCTCTTGAACGATTCTCACGAGATGGAAGGAATTCTACCGTACCCCAAGGAGTAACATATACGTCTAAAGACTTAACAACTTTCTCGTCGCCTGCTTGTACAGTTGAACGTTGGTTGTTGTTACCTGTGAAGTCTAAAGCCTTATTCATCTGGAAAGATGATAAGTACACAGTGTCAGGACGTCCGCCTTCATTCCAGATCTCTTGCATAGTGGTATCAAAATCAGCCTGTGTAAACACAGTTGCAGTACCATCCGTACGAGCCGTTGCGCCTGGGATTGAACCTGCAGGATTAGCACCTGATGTACCAATGTTATTCACATTAGTTGTCATGTACGCACCTACACCTGCTAACTCACGAGCTGCAGTAGCTGAACCTGCTTCACGCTTATTGTTATCAAACAAAGCTTTTTCAATATCAAGCTTTTGCTCTTTAGCAATCTTAAGCGTTTGGTAGGCCATTTCTGCAGAACGACCAGCTTTATCCAAGCTGCCATCTGTGTCAGGAATAGTCACTGCATTTTTAAAGATCTGAGTATAGTTACCCAGACGAGTTGTTGCTGTACGTGCTTCTGCAACTGTGTCGTCACCTTCAATGTGAGCGTTTGCTGCTGATGAACGTAATGCATCTGTTTGCCACTCGTGTAAAGTGTTAGATGCGCTTACTTTTTTACAAGCCGAATAGAACGGGGTATCTTCAGGTGAAATGTCGTAGATTACGTTTTCCAAGTCCTCACGGATACCAACCGCGTCATAGCTATCATATGTATTTGTTGGTTGTGCCATTATAGTACTCCTATTTTAAGCATTTAAAATTAAACCCAGTGCATCATTGATGCTACCTGAGCCTCTAAGTTTCGCCTTTTGGCGTTCACGAACTTTGCCAGCATTAGGTTTATTAGTTCTTTTAGCTCCTGCCTTAATCACCTTTTTAACCTTCTTGGTCTTTTTCACTGCTTTGGTTTTGCCTGCTATAATTTCTTGATACTTCATAGCATCATGCAAAACCTTAAGAGCTCTATGATCCATTACCTGCCCAATCTCTTCGGCACTATAACCATAGTTCTTACTTCCAATTTCTACCAGTCTACCTTTGATCTCTCTTGCCTTATCAGCGTCAGAGAATTCGGGGATAACTTTCTGAAGTTCTTGCATCTCACGTTTCAAATATGTTTGCTTTGCATGTTGTTCAGCTTGTGTATTCTGCTGACTAACCTGCTGGTAAGCTACCATATCTTTGTCGTAATTCTCCTTAGCCTCGTCATATTTCATCTTTTGATCCATGTAACCTAGTGGATCATTTTCAAACATGGCACGTGACGGTGCTTGGGGAGCTGCTCCTACTCCTCCTGATTGTAATTGTTCAAACAGTTTTTGTACCTGCTGACGTTCATTAAGTAATGCTTCGTAGACAGACTCAGCTTCTTTACGCTGTTGTGCTGCTTCTTGCATTCCTTTTTGGACATATTGCTGCCCGCTATAGCCTTGCTTTAGGTCATCTAAGGTTACTTGTACTTCCTGTCCATCTATCTTGACAGAATAGCCTTCAAGCTCTTCCTGACCGGCGTCTTCTATTGCTTCTTCTTTGTCCTCTTCAACGTCGGAATATTCCTCTTCAGAATACTCCTCTTCAGAATCATCCGATTCTTCTGCTTCGGACTCAGCAGATTCTTCCACTTCATCAGTGATTTCCTCTGTTGCCTGAGCTTCTTCCTCTACAACTTCTTCGATTTCTTCCCTTGGAGCTATTAAGCTCTCTACCGCATCCTCTAAAGTGATGCCATTAGTTTCAGTCGTTTCCACGGTGCTGTTCTCCTAATTATTTATTATTTCGACGATCCCGGATTATCTCATCATCTATTACTGAATCAAAGTATTCCTGAATCTTCCCTATTGCTTTAACAATATCATGTGCATCATCCCTTTCCTCCGTCGAGGATTCAGGGGTTAGAAACACAGTCACTTGTCGTTCTATGACTTCTGACAAAACATCTTCCAATGTTTCATCCTTCATCAATCTCTTTATATTAGCTGCACTAGCCATTAGTATCTACCACTTGTAACTGCCTGTGTTGGCGGTGATTGGTCGTACCTTGGCTTATTTTGCATCCGTTTAATTTCTTCAACATCTATTTTTTGTCCCCATTGACCCAGTATCTCTGCAGCCTTAACGAGTAATTCTTGATCCATTCTATCACGTTCTCTGTCATCTAAAGCAATAGCTTTCTGAGCATCGATATTCAGTTTCATACTATCTGTCTGAATCTTAGCCTGTGCTTTAATAGTCTCTGCTTCAACTGCGGCTTTAGCTAATTCCTGTTCAGGAGATAACTGTTGAGATGCAGCTTGTTGTGCTTGTTGTACTAGTTGTTGTTCTTGTTCTGGTGTCATAGGATTAAAGTATCTATCTACATTTCTAATACCTGCTAAACCTAGCATATCACCCAATGTGTTACGTATCCCAGTCATAGTAACTAAACCATTGGATGGACCGTAGTTTTGCCAGATCTGCATTTGCATTTGCAAAGCTTGATTCAATGCCATTTGTCTTTGCTCTTCTTGACCTGTGCTTC